CGTTGAGTTAGTAGATGGCTCTGCTGATGCTTTATCTGCTGATGGCGCTGGAGCTACTTCAAGTACTCTACCTTATGTAGTTGATACTATTGCAGGTTCAAGTACCACTATCTATGGTAACTTGTATGGTTCATCTAAGGATATGGGAACCATTACTGCTAAGATTCCAGCTCTTACTGAGTCTGGTGGTCGGGTTAACCGTGTCGGCATGAAGCGTATTGATGTTGAAGGATCTATTAATAAATTTGGGTTTTTCACAGAATATACACAGGAATCTTTGGATTTTGATACAGATGCTGAGTTGATAGACCATCTCACTACTGAGGTAGTTAAGGCTGCCAATGAAGTGAATGAGGATCAGATCCAGATTGATTTGATTAATGGTGCTGGTGTTATTCGTTATGCAGGTTCAGCAACTTCTGTTGCTACCCTACAAGGTGATGATACTTCTAGTCCATTTGCTTCTGGTAATACTAATGATGCTGTAACTTATGATGATCTTGTTAAGTTAGCAATTGAATTAGATAACAACCGTACTCCTAAAAATACTAAGATTATTTCTGGTTCTAGGATGGTTGATACTAAAGTAGTTAATGCTGCTAGATACATCTATGTTGGTTCAGAACTACAACCTACCATCATGCGTATGACTGATTATCATGGGAATAAAGCATTTATCCCGGTATCTCAGTATGCTTCTGCTGGTAATGTAGCTAGAGGTGAGTTTGGTTGTATTGATAATTTCAGGTTTATTGTTGTACCTGAGATGATGCATAAAGCTGCTGCTGGTGCTGCTGTAGGTGCTACTGTAGAAGAAACTACTTCTTTCCGATTCAGTGCTGATGCTGACTCTGATGGTATCTTCTACAATGCTTATCCAATGCTTGTTGTTGGAGAAGGGTCATTTACTACTATTGGCTTCCAAACTGATGGTAAGACTGTGAAGTTTAAGACTAAGCATGTTAAACCAGATCAGAACCACTCTACAGATGATCCATATGGTGAAACTGGGTTCTTCAGTATTAAATGGTACTATGGCACTATGATTCTTCGACCAGAACGTATTGCTTTACTTTGGTCTGTAGCAGAATGGTGAAAAAGATTTGTATCCTATATTGCAACACTCTTTAACTTAGTATACGGTGTCTTTTATATAAATTATAAGGGGCACTATTATGAGTATAAGTATCAAAGAGCAGAGCAAGAAGGGTACAAGCCATCCTCTATACCGAATATGGTATTTAATGATATATAGGTGCAATAACCCTAAATATTATAAGTACCATCGTTATGGAGGTAGAGGTATTAAAGTTTGTGAGGAGTGGTATGTCTTTGATAAGTTTATTAATGATATGTACTCCTCATATTCTTTAGGCATGACTTTAGATAGGAGAGATAATGATGGTAATTATGATATTAAAAATTGCCAATGGTTAACTAGAGCAGAAAATTCTAAAAAGGATATGTCTAAAGGAATTAATAAATATACCCTTACTGGAGATTACTTAGATTCTTTTATAGCTATGTCAGATGCTAATGCAAGTCTAGGTTTAAAGAAGAATCATGGTGGAATGTCTAGGGCATTGCGATTACAAAAACCTTTTAAAGGATTTAGGTGGGCAAGAAAGGAGGACAAAGAACCACTATTATCCACAGAAATGAAAGGTACTCTAATTAATACTAATGTTTCGGTTAATCAAATTGATCTAGAAACCTGTGAGGTTATTAAAGTATGGAAGAATTCTAAAGCGATTACTAAAGCACTTGGTATTAGTTCAGGAACTATTTCTAATGTGTGTAAAGGTAGAACACAACAAGCTAAAGGCTTCAATTGGGAGTATGTAAATAACCCCAATAAATTAATGTAACTAGTAACTGATCTAATCCCTCTCTTTAATTAGAGAGGGTTATTTTTACTATTACCTAGGAGAAGATTATGGAAAGTAGAGAGGCCATTCTAAATAAGTTAAATTCAGGTGATGCTATCTTATTTAGACAACCGTTAGAAACCAATGTTAATGTAGGTACTCCTAATACAGGGGTAACTGCTGTTGAGTATGGTAATGCACATCAACATACTACAGTGTTAACAGTAAATAAAACTGCTGCACTTACTTTAGCTGATAATGCAGCACTTGCTGATGGGTATCTTGTATATACCTTTCCAGCAGGAGCTGTAGTAGTTAATAGTGCGTATATGTCTATGCTTATAACTAACGCAGAACACGATACAGAAGCTTGTGATATTGGTCTTGGATCAGTTATTGGAAGTGGTGCTGTTGCAGTCTTAGGAGGTACAGCTACTTTTGAGGATGTAATTACAGGACAGACAGGTGCTGTAGGTACTGCTGAAGTTAAGACTGCTGTTTCTAGTTTTGTAATAGAAGCTGCTTCTGCACATACACTGCATTTTAATGCTGCTGCTACTTGGGCAGATACTGCTGGAGCTGCACTTGATGCAGACATCTCCGGTACAATTGTATTAAATTGGAGTTTTATTGCTTAACCTAACTATTCCCCCTTAATTGGGGGAATGCTTTACTAAAACTAGTAACCAACAAAAACCTACATTAAGTAGAGAGGAAAGTATTATGAGTGAAGTAAACCAAGATGAATTAACTACCCTTAAAGCTAGAGCAGATATGATGGGGATTGCATACCATCCCAGTATTGGATTAGCTAAGCTTAAAGAGAAAGTTAATGGGATATTAGAGGAATCTACAGCAGAAGAATCCAATATAGTAAATTCATTAAGCTCAGGTGATCCGGGTTATATAACTCATGCAGAGTATAAACGTAAGATGCTTGCAACTAGGAAGAAGAGAGCAGGAAGTTTAATCAGAATCAATGTTAGCTGTATGAATCCAAATAAGAAAGAATGGGAAGGGGAGATTATTTCTGTTGGGTCAGCTAAATTAGGTACATTTAAGAAGTATATTCCATTTAATACTACTGAAGGTTGGCATGTACCCTATATTATCTATGAAGCAATGAAAGAACGTAAATGTAGTATATTCCAAACTGTTAAAGATCATCTAGGTAACAAGGTACGTAAAGCTAAATTGATTAATGAGTTCACTATCGAGATATTACCCCCTTTAGACAAAGATGAACTTAAGGCATTAGCACAACGTCAGGCTGTATCTGGTAGTATAGATAAATAGGAGTAATTGATTAAAATGGCAACAATTAGTATTACAGATATAGTCTCAGATAATATTGATGGTACAGGTAGCTTTGATAAGCTTATGAGTGCTGTTGAGATCCGTCTGAAGGCTCAGTATGATGCAGGTAGGATAACGGGTAGTGATTTTGCTAATGTGTACCTAGGGGTCACACAGAGCGTTCTACAGCAATCCATTGCTTATACTTTGGGAGTACAGCAGGCAGATAAACAGGCTGATCTAATTACAGAGCAAACTAACTTAGTTACTGAACAGATAGCTTCTAGTCAGGCAACTACTACTAGGAATGATAGTATTGGAGCTAAGCAGGTATTAAAAGGACAGGCAGAGACTGATCTATTGGATCAGAAGAAGCTTACTGAACAGGCTCAAATACTAGATACTGTAGATGGTAATGCTGTAGCAGGTATTATTGGTAAGCAGAAGACATTGTATACCAATCAAGCTGATGGTTTTACTAGAGATGCTGAACAGAAGACAATGAAAGCTTTTAGTGATATATGGACTATAGCTAAATCTACATCTCCTGATGATTTAGAACTAGCATTACCATTAAATGTGGATCAACATTCTATGGATGTAATGCTTGGCAATCTAGCTATTAATTCTGGATTAGTTGCTAATCAGTCTGAACTAGGTACTCCTGCTGCTGCATTTAGTTCACATACTGTCATTAATGCAGTTGATCCAGGTTCTGCTGATATCATTATTACTACGAATACTGCTCATGGTATGTCAACAGGGCAGGCTATCAGTATTTCAGGTATCAGTGGTATGACTGAACTTAATGGTAATAGCTATATAGTTACTTCTACTGGATCTACTACATTCACTCTAAATGATACTGATGCAGTTGTAGGTACTACCTATATATCTGGAGGTACAGTTAGAGAGTTAGTATAAGGTGACTCTTGAAAATAAAACGTACTTATAATGTCCAAGAAGTTAGGGACATTCTTACAAATCCTACCATTTGGAGAGCCATATCTGACAATACGGATATGGCTTCTTTTACTGTGACTGATAAACGCAGTCATATCCATTTAATTGGGTATATTGATGATAATCCAATAGGTGTATTTATCATCCAACCTAACCTACGCAAAGAGTATTATTGTCACTTCCAAGTCTTACCGGAATATCGTAAAAAGTATGCTAATAAATTTGGTAAGAATGTACTTAATTGGGTATGGGATAATACAAATATAACTACATTAAATGCTACTATTTCTGAGGACTTTCCTAAAGTAAAGCAATTTGCTAAGTCACAAGGATTTAAAGAAATGGGTTACATTAATTCATCTTCATCCAATAAAAAGAATATAAAAGGTAAATACTTACTTTGTATAACTAAAGGTGATATTAAATGAGTTATGTAGTAGATAAAGTAGAAGATGCAATAAATGATGCAATAGATATTATTAAAGGTGTTTGGGATTCTACCAGATCCCTTGCAGAATTCTTTGTTACATATGACTTTGATGCATTAGAAGAATCTGTACGTACATTATTTAGGGATGTAATTGCTCCAGTACTTAAGCCTATATTTGAGCTTATAGGTATAGAAGATGAAACTATATATTCAGTAGAGGTAGTAACATCCTCATTAGTTGATGAGGAAGCTAAATATATAAAAACAATAGTAACAGATGCTGTATTAAATAGTTTAGATATACCTGAAGAATTACGTTTTGCTATACATACTAATCAAAGAGCTACAGTTAGAAGTTTTTTAATTTATGGTAAGAATCATTATATAGATGGAGTTCCTACTACTACAGTATCTGAGTATTTTACAGATAATGAAGTAGTGGTAGATATATTAGAAGACATTGAAGGAGAAACTCTTGATAGTATATCTATAGAGTTTGGCATACCTAATATAGATCTATGGTGTAAAGATTACTTAATAGATAATAATAGCTATGTAATCTCAACTAATACTTTTATTATAGGTACCACTAATTGGAAATATGCTAGTGCAGCATTAAATGGTGCTGGAACTCACTATACTGTCAATGTATTTAGAGATATTACTACAACTGTAGTTGTAGATGACTATACTCAGGTACTTCTTGATCCAACTGAATTTACAGATACTTGGACTAGGACTACTACTACCATTGACAATGGTACCCCATCAGAACTTTCTGTTAGCTATGTAGATACCAATTATGTTAGGACACCTACAAGTACTGGTGGTCCTTATACAACTTCTTTTGTTAATGTCAGTACCGTAGTAACTCCCTCTGTTGAAAGTACTTCTTCAAGCGTTCAAGTACCTATATTTAATTCAGGAGGATACTATTCAGCAGTCTATGCTGTAACTTCAAATCCTACAGTATCTAAGATATGGTTTTATGAGACAGCAATTGGTACTTACCCTGAATTGAATAATAGTCTCATTGCAGGGGATGAGGATAATTTAGATACATTACCTATAGTAAAATTAAGAGAAGAGTTTGTTAATGTAAATGTAGATAAGCAATCTGAGCTTTATACGTCTACTAATAATATTATAAACAGACTTAACTTAATTGACTTAGATTCATTAATTGAGCTTATAGATGATAACCCTGACATAGACTTAATCCAAGATGCTTTCTTAATGTTTGGAATTAATATTTATGCTACAGATCAATATAACTTAAGGTACTTATTTAATTTCTTTATGGCTTTAAGTGTTTTACCTAAATATGATAAAACAGCTTTCTTAACCTTAAGTGCTACAGACCAGAGTAATAGTAGTTTTATTTATAGAGTGGATGAGGGTAGATTTAACATTGCAATCACAGGTAACTATATAGAGATAACTGAAATAGTAGGTTATATAGGTAAAATAGGTTATGTAGAATCTGAGATAACTATTAATGCAAATATAGAAGCTACTGAAGCTGACCTAGAGGCAAGAGGAGATCTTACTCAACAAGATCCAACTGATAGTCTTGGTTTAGTTACAAGTCTCTATACAATAAGAGCACAACTCTCTCCAACAACTTATACCGAGATAGAGGTTTCTGGATTACTACTCACTACTTATATACTTACAGAAGGAACATCTGTAGGGATAAAAGCAGTTGAACTGGTTGATCCAATTACTGGAGATCAGGCTGCTAAGGATAATTTTATTATACCTATCTCCTATTACATATTAAGTAGGATGTCTCCTTGGGAAACTGAGCAAATAATATATGATGGTATTAAATTAATAATCTATGCAGAGGATTCTCAACATCTTGAGTACTATGAAACTCCAGGGTTTTTAAGTGCAATAAATATTATTATTAAGATAATAGCTATTATTATACTTATATTTTCATTAGGTAAGGCTAGTTCATTATCCAAAGCTTTATGGATTCTAGCTGAGCAGTTACTTATTCAAATTGGATTAACTCTAGCACTAAAAGAAATATTAAGGCATGGTTTATCAGATGAAGAGAAGCTTGTACTTTTAATATTGTATACCTATGCCTCGGTTACAACGGGAACTTCTGGATTAGAGCAGGCAGCTACATTTGTAGATAAATTACTATTAGCAGTAAATGCTATATCAACATTCGTTCAGATAGATACTCAAAATAAAACTAAAGAGTTATTAGAAGAACAGGCTGAGTTTGAATCCCTAGCTACAACTAAACAAGAGGAAATTGAAGCTGCTGAAGAATGGCTTAATAACGATGCTAGTATTGATACATTCAACCTACTAAACAGTAGGGTTATGCCTATATTGGATGTAACTTCTACTCCCCAAGAATTCTATACTAGGAGTCTGACGACTAATCTTTCACCTATATTACTGTCACAGCCTAGTATTTACGTAGATTCTTTATTAAACTTAGACAATATCCCCTCCCCTTTCACTGATTATCCTACTGATAATTATGAACTTAACCAGGAAATAACATAATGGTAACTGATTATGGCTGAACAAAAGTTTAATCCAGCAAGTATTGATTTTACTTCGCTACTACCTAATGTATCTACAGATCTATATAAGGTGCCTGATACTAGCTTAGGAACTAATCAGGGAAACCTATTTCCTAGTGTTAATACAGATTTTAGTGCTAATACTGCCCCAAAATCACGAGATATTACAGGGGATTTTGGATCTAATGTATCTTCTGCTTTACAGGGCTTTGGTAGCCTTGCTAACGCATTTGCTGCATATAAGCAGTATCAGTTAGGTAAAGCTACACTTGCTCAGAATAGGGCTGCATTTAATGTTAACCTAGCTAACCAGGCTAAGATAACTAATGCCCAGATACGAGATAGAGCCTTAAGAAGGGCTGCACAAAGGTCTGATATTACAGGAGATCTGGAGGCAATACAGGCTGCTGCTGATAAAGCTGCTGCTCCAAAGCTAATCTCAGGTAAATCTATCTAAGTCAGGAGATACACATATGGCCAGTATTGTTTATAGACCTACTACCCAAGGTCAAGCATTCGGAGATCCAACTAGACTATTCCAAGGTGCTGCATCGAGCTTAGGTAAAGCTACCACTGGATTATCTAGTGCATTTGATACCTATAGGCAGGGACAAGTTGAAGCTAAGGATAGACGTACTCAGGACGCTATAAGCGCTATACAGGGTGCTAGGACTCCAGAGGAATACCAGCAGTTAGCTTCACAGTTATCAGCTCCTGGAGCTATTCCAGAGCAGTACGGTGATGTCAATGTAAGTGATGTAGCTGGGGCATTACGAGAGCAAGAAGGTGTGGCTAGACAGACAGCACTAGATAATCTCATGTACCAACAACAGTTAGGTACTGCACAAGATATCCCAATACTTCAACAAGCTGAAGCCGGTTTAGGTGGCAAATCGGTGGCAGAGTTACAGTCTTTGGATCGTAACCTACCTGGAGTATCTGATCCAAGTGCGTATGGTAAATTATTAGATGCTGCTATTGCTAGACAGCAAGGTGTAGAATCTACTGCTACCTCTCAGGCATCTAAGAAGGGAGCTTCAGACCTATATATCGAATTTAGTAATGCTGGTAATAGAGATCCAGAGCAATTTATAGCTGAAGGTCTAACACGGGGTATTAAGTTAGAGGATCTTACTAGTGTGATTAGTGGGATACAGAAAGGTACAGGTGCGGGAGAAGATATTAAAGAAGGAAGAAAGAGAGAGACTAGGAGAATAGATCAAGCTAGAAAAGATTTAGAAGTTACTCTAAGTAAACTGGATACTACAGATGATCTATTAGGAGTTCTAGACTCATCAAGGCAAGAAGCGGATAAAGATGTATTGAAACTTAAACAATTAGGTATAGATCCAGAACTAATTAATGATCTTATTAGTGCAGCTACTGATGGTAATGATTATGAACCAAGTATCATTAAGAATTTTTTAAAAAAACTACCTGGAGCTACCCCCGAGTCACCTCCTAGACAGGATATTGATCTTGTTAATCCTTTTAATCTTCAACTTATTGATTAGAAATTTTAATTAGGAATCTAAATGGCTAAGTCTGAGAAACAACTATTTAAAGAAACCTTGGAGGAGGCCAGAAACTTTGATTTCTCCAATAAGGCTGCTATGGCTGCTACTCAAGCAGAACATAAAGCTAGATTAGAAAATGAGTTTAAAGAGATTATGGGCAGAGCTATAGATCCTAATCTCCATGAGCAGACTTACTCTCATCTACCCTTAACTGAAGCAGATCTCCCAATACCTAAATATGTCTATAAAGATCCTGTACAACCTTCTGAGCGTACTTCTGGAGGATTTAGTTCAAGTACAGGTTTCGGTACAGGGCAAGGATTTGGCTATAATAAATCAGATACTCTTAATCAATTAGGTTATAAAAAGCAATTAGAATTAGCTAATAATATTGTTAACAAAGAACGTACTTCTAATTTTGATAATGCAGCAACTGCTACTGTATCAGATGAATCCATAGAAAACCCATTAGGTAAACTAGCTAATCTTGGTTCAGCCCTTAAATCAACTACAGGTGAAGTAGCTAGAACTGTATTAAGTGCTCCAATTAGGCAAGCTAGAGTTAAAGCTGAACAGGGTATATCTCCTGAACAGAGGGCTCTATATGAGTCTGCTATACGTAAGAAGCAAACAACTGATGTACTTAATAACCAATTATTTGAGTTATTTAAGACCCCAGAATCTCCTGAAAGAAATGCTAGAATTAATGAATTTAGATCAAAATTAATACAGCAGAGATTAACTCCTGAAGAGGAGTCTGTATTCAGCCCTGACTCTGCCATATCTGAAGATATCTATGAAACCAGAACAATAGCTGAAAGATTGGAGCAATCTAAAAAACTTAGTGCATTTATAGATACTGTAGATGCTCAATCTAAAGAGTCTGCTGCTAAGATTAATACTAAAGATGTAGATATTGCTACTGATAAACTTCGTGTAAAAACTGATCAAGCTGCTAAATCGTTTGATAAAGGTAATTACATAGAAGGGGTATCCATCTTCTTAGGTGGAGTAGTAGATCTGGCTAAAGAAGATACATATGCTGCTACACAGATTGCTGTAAGCTCTATACCTCATATGATTGCTATGGTCAGTGCTGCTCCTGCATTCCTACCTTCAGTAGCTATTAAATTAAATGATGAAGCTATTGAATCTTTCAAGGAAGAATATGGTGAAATGCCAGATTCCGAGGAAAGAGCATTAATTGGATTAATATCTGTAACAAGTGCTGGATTGGATAAAGCTTCAGCAGGAGCTGTTAAGAGTGCTGGTACATTAACTAAAGCTGCTATTGACTCATCTAAAGTATTAAATAAGAAGCTCCCTAGTGCCCTTATAAAAGGGATTACTGTAGCAGGAGCACCAGTAGGTGCATTTGTAGTAGAGGGAGGTACAGAAGGCTTACAGAACGTTCTAGGACAGGTTGCAGGTAAGATAAGAGATCCAGAGATTGATGTATCTGAGGCTCTAATAGATACAGCATTTGGTGGTATAAGTGGTGTTGGATTTGCTTCCCCTAATATTGCAAGAGAGGCTACTGCTAGTACCGCTAAAGCAGCTAGTATTGCTGCTAAACCTGCAATAGCTAAAGCTAAGGAAGTAGGTATTAAAGCTGGTACTAAACTAAGTGAGACTAGTGCTAAGCTTAAACAAGCTACTACTAAAAATACTGATGAACTCATACAAGAGAAAAGTGAATCTGATCCTAAAGAAGTAGTAGAGCGTATTATTAGTGATGGTTTAGATGGCTTAACTCCAGATCAAAGAGTAGAGAGACTTACTACCTTAATTAAAACTAATGCTAAGTTAAAAGGAACCATAGTAGAAGATGGTATAGAAAAAGAGACAGCTACTGAATATGAAGATAAAGTTAATGGATTAATCCAAGCTCATAAGAATCTTGAGATAGAGGAAAGTACAGGTAAAAGTGTACAAGAACATGTAAAAACTATCAGTGATACTGAGAGTGATAATGTTACTAAAACAGAGAGTATTGCTGCTGTAGCTTCTGCTATTGATAAGGGACAAGACTTACCTCTTAAAACTCTAGAAACTATTTCAGGTAGTACATTATTTACTGACCTACCTACAGAAACTAAATCTACTGTAGAAGATGCAGTAAAGCTTAAGAAAACTTTAAAACAAGTTTCTAATGATATTAAAGAAGGGGATACCAATAAAAAAGGTGTTACTAATTATATTAATGATGTACACCAAGCAATATCCCTAAATGACCAAGAATTAGGTAATACAAGTATTGCTGGATTAACTAAATGGAAAGAATTTCAAACCAATAAGTTAGCTCTATATCAGAAAGCTTTAAAAGAGTCTGAAGCTAGTGGAGGTAAGAGGGTTGAATTCAAATTAGAGGGTCAGACTAGATATGCAGAAGCTAAGACTTCTAATAAGTTAATCCAAACAATTGCTAAGGATCTAGGGCTTATTGAGTCTACTCTCTCACAAGCTACTGAGATGCTTTCTAAGGCTTTTGACTCAGCACCTATAGTAGATATCCCAGTTACTGCTGAAATAGCTCCTGAGACTGTACAAGAGCCTACTTCAGTACCTGAAGCTGTTGAAGTTAAGGATACTGCTGTAGAGCCTAGTCCTGTTAAGGCTAAAAGCAAACCTACTGTTAAATCCACAAAGACGCAGGAACCAAGTATCTCTGAGGCACAGCCGAAGAGTACGAAGGTTTCGGAGTCTGTAGTGGATTCTAAGACAATTAAACCAACTACTAAGAAAGTTGATAGTAAAGGATCTTTTAGTAAATCACTATCTCAAAATTTAGTTACTAATACTAAATCCAATAGTAATCTTAATGTAAATAAGAGTTCTCTACCTGATGTAGATATTAAGGGAACTAAGGTAGATCAAGATAAGGTATTTAAAACATCCTCTATTGAGAAGAAAGGATTCTTTAATACTGCACATAACTTCTTTAGTCGATATAAAGATAATGCTGGAGAATTTACTACTGCACTTACTAAGAAACTAGGTGAACTGACTTCTGAAGATAAGGTTATATTAAACTCTATAGTTAAATTTAATGACTCAGTTTTACCTAAACTAGAATCTAATATTTCTTTCTTAAATACGACTAAACCTATATTCCCTGAATACTTTAGTAAAAAACTTAATAAACAAGTATTCTCTACTATGGATCGTAATCCAATTGGATACTTAGTTAAACAAGATTCAGAAGGTAATAGATTCCTTAATGAGAATGTAACTAGTTTAATGAGTACAGTTTTATATAACTGGTTAGGTACTAGAGCAAGTAAAACTCTTAAGAATACAGATGAAGATATTAATAGGATACTGGGTAGAGATACTGATACTTTTGTTACTCCAGCAGAGAGATCACTCTTTAAGTATGCAGGAACTTCTAGAACCAATTTAGCAGAATCATTGGGAAGACAAGTTACTAAACAGCTTGGATTAATTCCTGGAGAGGATGTAGATGGTAATATGGTGGATAGGTTAGCTACAGCTATTGGCTTAACTATGTTACGTGCTGCTACTGATTTAGGGATTACAGAAGAGACTGTTATTAAGAGAGAGGATATGGCAGTACTTAAAGCAGGTGATACCTCTACTGATATCTCAGGTAAACGTAATACCTTATTTATTAGATTAGTACCTAAAAAAGGTACAGTAGATCAAGAGAAGGATAGTGTTACTAAAATTAAGAGTAGGGTAAGCAGTAATCCTGAATTACTAGATAAATTATTCGGTATAGAATCATTTCAGATTTATCCACGTTCTAAACCAAAGCAGACTGCTCCTGAGACTTTACAAGGATCTACTCAGAAAGTTCCTACTAAAATGGAAGAGGCTACTATTGCTAAGCAGCAGGTTAAGTGGGAGATTAAACCTGATCATAATAATATCGTTACTAGAATTAATAGAGATTTATTGGATCGATTAGCAGGTGTTAAAGATCCAGAATCTATACATATAAACAAAAGGGATAAAGTTGACTCTCAAAATACTGATATTAAAAGGACAGTAGATAATTACTTTGAATCAATAGATTACCTATCTAAACGTAAGAATAGTTTAGAAGATCCTATTTATTTTACCTATTCAATATTGAACAATATGCGTTCAAGGATGGAAGGTACTCTCCTTAATCCAGCAGCCAATAAAATAGCTCGTCATTTGGTAGGTGCTGAGAGTTGGAATGTAACTGTACCTGATTCTAAAGATCCTACTTCAGAGAGTATTAGAACTAACTTTAAGTTAGCTGTAGTACAGGCTTTCGATTTCTCTATTGATAAAAAGAAACCTGAAGAAGGTATAGCTAGATTTGATGAATTAATGAACAATCCTATTATTCAGAAAGGTATTGAGGCAGTTAATGAGATCAATCTTAAAGGTAATGTTACTCCTAAGTATGAGAAGGCTCTAGAAGCTGCTGTAGAACTTGGTAAGCTTAATTTACATAGCCTAGATGGATTGATAGCTATGGCTCAATACAGCCCTACAGAGAGCTTCTCAACCAATCTAGGGATGGAGGTAGATGGAGTAACTAATGGATTGGCTATAGGACTTATGCAGGCTCCTATTGAAAAAGGTGTGCGTAAGTTATTTGAAGCTGTAGGTATCTACTTTGGACGTAAAGACTCTGTAAGCTACCCTGAATGGGCTTCTAACCCATTAAACCAAGATCTATATAAGAGATTAACTAGCTCTTGGATTCAGGAGTTAAATACACTCAAGATATCTAATCCAAGTAGTTCAGAAGATCTACTGGCAATTAGAGATTTAATTGGATCATTCTCTATACAGCAAGAACTTAATAATCAGAAGGTTAGTATCATCAATTCTTTAGGACGAAATATGTCCAAAGATCCAATGATGTATACAGGTTATGGAGCTTCTACTAACACTGCAACTAAAGAACTATCTTCTAAATTTATAGAGGGAATTTGGGATAAGTTAGCTGATCCAAATGAAGATGCTAAAGTTATTGTAGAGAAAGTATATAAGTTAGCTGAATTACCTGTACCTAAAAATATTGATTATAGTAAACCTTTAGATATTGAATTTGGTTACAACGTAGTTAATAACATTGTAGCTAAGATTAAAGATACTTATGGTGTTGCACTTAAAAATGCATTAAAAACTTCTTTTAAAGAGTTTTTTGAATTTAGGAATGTAATTAATGGTATGTCTAATGCCATGTATGCTGCATTTGAAGTTAAATACCAAAAAGCTATTGCTGATAAGAGGGAATCTAATAAAGGTAGGATGTTAACTAGAGAAGAGGAAGCTGAAGTATATGAAAGTGTAGTTAAGTTTGCTCCTACATTTAAGTCAGCACTATCTAAGAATAGAGAAGATGGTTTAGCTATATCTGTACCTACTAAAAGTAGAGATTACCTTGAACCTAAAGCAGTAGTACAGATTGAATTAGATCAAAAAGTTAAAGGAGGTAAGAGATCTACTTCAGCTGTAGTAAGCCATACTACGTATGAATCACCTAAAGCTAAAGCATTAGTATTTAGTACCCATAGTCAGGATGCTTCAATACAAGCTGTATCTTCATTTGATTATGATTATCTGGATATCTATGATGCTAAGATGTTAGCTATAACTGATGTAGATGCTGCTACTAAACAGACTAATCAAGCTATGTGGGATATTACTACACAATATTCTGTGATTGATTCTGTATCTGAGGCATTCAAAGAAGTAATGGTAGGTATTAGGGGAGATAAAGATGCTATACAAGCAGTATTAAAAGAAATTAACAAATACAAAAAAGATCCTAAAAATCATATTACAGTTAATGAGTTTAATAAAAATGTAATTGCTATGAAGAGGAAGGTTACTTCTGCACGTAAAGGAATAGCACAAATAAGAGATTTAAGTGTAAACCAATATGCACATACTACAGGAGTGTATACTGCTAATAGTACTGAAACTATTAATGAACGTACTATAGATAAGTTTATTGAGGAATTAATACAAGAGAGTAATCAATCTGGATCATCAATAGATCCAATAGACTTTGATAACTTTGTTGGATTATATAATCAAACTTTAAGTTCAGATAACTCATTAGATATATTTAATGATATGGCTTCTCTTGGTAATAAAGTAGAGTCTGTTGAGCATTCTAACCACTTAAAAGAGATTCTTACTAATGTAGTTAATAAAGTATTACGAGCTACCGATGAGATTGATTTTAAGGTAGCTGAAACTGCTAAATTTACTCATGGTGCTGCTAAAGGGACACAGGTATACCTTAATGCATCTACAGCAACTAGGTTGAATAACAATAATGAAATGAGCTTACAGGAAGTACAAGTTCATGAATTAGTACATACCACATTAAACCATGCTATTGATAATAACTTCCATATTAAACGAGAGTTAATAAAACTATTTAAGACAGTAAAGAAGGGTATTGAAGAGATCTATGGTGATGAAGGTTGGAAGATCTTTATGCATAAGGATATCAATGGAAATGATCTTATAAATAATAGCATTGCAGAAGAAGAGATAGCAGCTAAAGCTAGGTATGACTATATATTTAATAATAGTAAAGTGCAGGATATACCTATTGTAGATCCATTAACAGGTAAACTGACTCCTAAACCTACTAATGCGTATCTAAAAGAATTTGTTGCATTTGGATTAACTAATGAAAGCTTTATTAAGGTATTGGAGAATATTGATAGTAAGAAGCGTACTGATATTACTGGATTACCTCTAAAAGATAGATTAATGGTTTGGTTTAACTCAGCTTTAGATTGGATTAGTGGTAGATTATTTAATACTAATAATCTTAAATCAGATCAGGCATTACGTAATCTAGTTGACCAGTTGGCTGGAGTAACTAGTAAGCAACGTAATAGAGCTATACAAACTCTTATGCTTATTCCTGAGTTGAATACTAAAGCTGCTCAGAAGCTTCGTGAATGGATTGTACAACCATTGATAGACTGGAGAATGGATCAAGCTAAACGTCCTGAGACAGTCATAGGGAAGGTTACAGGTGCTATATCATTGATACCTATTACCTACCATAACTCAGAGTTTAGAAAGCATTTGAGGGAGGTTCTAAGAAGGATTGGAGTAACTGAAGAGAGGTTTGCAGTAAAACTAGTAAGGGAGATTCAAGGAATAAAGGATAACAATGCTGTATGGCATACCTTACTACGTCAATCCAAGCATGTAGTAGATTCTGCACGTAAGGCAGTTGCTGTTAGGATGCAATCATATTTAAGAGAGTCTTTTCAAGATAGTTTACCTAATCTAGATGAATCTAGGGCTATTACTAGAGTTATGTATAAAGGTGATATGTCTGTATTAATGGATAAGTACAGTATCCCTAATTTAATTGGATTACTTAAGAATGTATCTCAAGTAGAT